ATTGTAGTATCTGGTTACTGATTGTGAAACCGTCTTCCATTCCCTGAGTGAAAATAGAGATTTGGAAGACAGGTCGATCTATACCTTTGTTTGCTTGGTTTCCACCTGTATACACTTCTTGGTGGACATTCCTAAGTTGCCAAGTGAGGAACTTAGGCTCTAAGGCAAAGTTACGGTTGAAAGCAGAGTAGACAGGAACCGGCGTGACAATGCTAGTCAGGTGAGCCTGAATCGCCTTAGCGTAGTCAACCGGATTCTTTTGCGATGCCATCAGACTGCCGTTTGAGGATCATTGCGGAAGCACAAGAGCTTTACGTGCTGCCGATTATTGTCTGACTTTGCGTCTTCAATTCGCCACGCTTTACCATCGTAGGTAATGGAATAATTACCTGGGTCTTCAACGATAGTTCTTGCGTTTGGAGTGTAGTTAATCTCAAACTCAGTGATGTCGTGATAGTCACGATACTTGTCTGAAATCTTGATTGAACTGTTTACCTCATGCACTTTTGCTCTGGTCGTAAACCACAGAGTCTGAGTTACACCCTGTTCACCAAACGCTGATTTGGTAAAAGAAAGCGTATTGATGCTGATGGATTCAAACCTAGTAATCATAGGACAAGAGGCTTATAAGGCCGCATCATCGCGTGAAATCCAAATGGAATCTCACGCAAAATTTTCTCTGTTGAATTTGATCTGGTGTTGTACCAGTGGGTCAACAACATCAGACCTGCTTGTTTGATGATCGGGTAGGTAGACAGCGGATTGGAAACCGTTGTGTACTCGCACAAAACAGGACTTGTCCTCATTGTGCTGAAGTCTGTAGGAATACTGTTCACAATGACCTTGTTTCCACTTTGATCGTAGTAATAATCAGATGGGGCAACCGTAGTCAGAACGTTAGAACTGCTCCAATACTTAACTGCTCTTACGTTAAGTCCAGACTGACTAGAGTACATGCTCTGACTCACCGCAGGCAAGTCTAGAGCAAGAGGAACACCATACAAACTGCTGGCGTTGTAGTAAACCCGATAACCAATCGGGAAGATCGACATTCCAAGATAATCCTCAATGAACTGCCTTACAGCCAACTCTAGACCGTAAAGGTAATCATCCTGGGATGTGTCACCGTACAGGTTGACTTGATCTCTGATCTCTTCAATAGTAAGCCAAGGCGTAACAACGTCACGGGAAATCTGTTCAACTTTTTCATAGTTGAACGGATTGCGGGGAGCACCGATGACGATGTTTTCTATGGTCATACCTTGACTCGCACACCTGCAAACGGATCACGAACGGTAGACACCATCCGCTTTTCCGCGTACATCGTAACAAAGCCTGGGGCCGTCTGTTCCATCATTTGAATGCTCATTTCCATAGCATCACCGATGGTCAAGAATCGAGGCCAGTTAGCAAGATAGATAGGATACGAAGCGCTCAGATACGGATTTGGAATCACCGGGAAACCAAACATTCGACCTACAGCAGCACCGTCCTCATCACCGACTTCCAAGAAGATCGGCAGGTTCTGCAAGTCCTTCAGGTCACGAAGAGCTTGGATCGTCGCAGGGCGAACGTGCCAAGCATTCCCAGGCAGAGCCCAGTATTGAGACGGGAACTTGCCTACAGCAGCAGTCAGGTCAGCGTACGCAACAGCAGTCGTTGCCGTCTGGGTTGCAATCGTGTGGATGCCGTTGGTGATAGCGGTCCCAGAAGTACCAAATGCCGACGTAGCACCATCAAGGTACATATTCAGTCCACGAAGCCCTGACGTAGCGCCTGTGGCCGTCGTAGTGGACCCGGCTTGGTCGTTGTTGACTGCCATCGATGCGCCCTCAAGGGCCGCGAACTCGAGCATCAGGTCTTCTACTAGGGTCGCTTCCAGTGAATTCACATCAGAAAGCACAGCAGATCGAACCGGAAAACTAGCAGCAATATCCCGTACAGGAAGTTTCCAGATTACCGTGTCGATATTCGGGCTGCCAGTGTTATTGGCAGGCGTGTATCCCCACGGAGTGGAATTCGTTGCGTTACCAGTTTTGGCAACAAAAAGAGCATCTGACCCATTCACAGGCATTTGCCGAGAACCCATGCGAAATGGGTTCGCTTCGCGAAGCGCTGCGAATGAGTCATCAAAAACAGTCCGACCACCTTTGTCCAGACCGGAACCTGTCAGAGCCGATGCTTCCGACAAGTCAATCGTGACTTGCCGACCCTCATGGATAGATTTCTTGATTCCGTCTAGGATTTTGTCGATCATGGCTGTTCCTTTTAATGGGGGCCGAAGCCCCCGTCCATTAAGCTGCTGCGGTGGCAGTCGAGCGATAACGGATCAGTGCGTTGGGGTCACGCACCGAGGTGCCCAGGCGCTTCTCACCGAAGAAGGTGATGAAGCCAGGAGCGGTCTGGTCGTAGCGGCGAACCACCATGCTCAGACGATCAATGATGGTGTGAGCCTTTTGCCAATCACCGAAATACATCGGGTAGCGAGAAGCAGTACCAGCAGCAGCGGTCGTCGGCTGGCTCGGGTTGTCGAGGTACTTGTTGACCACAACATCAAAGCCCAGCAACTGGCCCACGATACCGTCAACACTCAGACCTTCATTGCGGTTGAAGATCGGAGCGCCTTGGGTGTCACGCAGAGCGCGAATGCCGTTCAGCAGGATCGGGTTGACCATGATCTTGCAAGCAGGCGTCCAGTATTCCTGGGGCAGCGCGTAGATCATGTTGATAACGTCGGTATAGATGACGCTGTTAGCGCCAACCGTATTGACGTTGGAGGTCAACTGATCGTAGGTAGCAAGGCTATGAAGACCAGAGGTCGAACCCGTACCAGACGTACCAAACGCCGCTGCCGAGGTCGTCCCACCAGCGTACGGAGAGTTCGCGCCACCGTACTGATCCAGACCACGCAGACCATCAGCGCCACCAGTAGCCACCGAGGTGCCAGTGCCGCTTTGGTCGTTGTTCTGCACCATCGACTGAGCTTCAGCCTGGGCGAACTCCATCAGCATGTCGTCAACGACAACCGCTTCCAGACCATCGATGTCGTCCAGAGCCGCAGTGCGGATCGGGAACTGCACGTTGATGTCCTTCAGCACGATCTGCCAAATGGTCGTGTCTTCAGTGGTCGTTGCCCCGTTGTTCTGGATGCCGTAGCCCCACTGAACACCAGCGTTGCCGCTCTTCACGCGGAACTGATAGGAAGAACCATCAGTCGTCACCGTGCGAGACAGGCCGCGCATGGGGTTAGCCAGACGCAACGCAGCGAACACCGGGTCGTAAGCGGTGCGGCCGCCCTTGCCGTCGCCACCAGCGGTCAGCGCAGATGCTTCCTTCAGGTAGGCATTCATCTGCTCTTCGCTCTGGAACATCACCAGTTCTTTTTCAAACTGGCTCTTGCCGTTGGAGATGGTCTTCAGTTGCTCACGCACCATCCGGTTCACATCCTGGCGGATCGTCTTGGCAGGGGCCTGGATGATGCCGGGGGCTTGAACGGAGGCGACCTTGGCTTCCAGGGCAGCGATCTTCTCGCTGACTTCAGCCTTCACCGACTCAACGGCGCTTTCGAGCTTGGCGGTTTGCTGGGCTTCGATCTGATCCAGCTTTTCGATGATAACGGTAGACATCTTCAACCTTTCAGTTTTTGGGACAGGACGCGGAGCAACTCACGCTCTTCAAGAGCCTGGAGGATTTCCGCTTCATTGGTCACTTCCGCGTCAGACTCACTCTGGTGCGGCGCAGTAAGCTCCTCTTTCACAGCATCACGCTGTTCCAAGACTTGCTTAAAAGTAGACGCGGCAGTGACCGCATCTTTCCTAGATAGCCCTGCCTCACGCAGAGCCGACTCCAGAACCTTGAGATCAGCAGAACCGTCAGGCCGGAAGAACTCCAGCTTCTTGACTTCTGCCATCGGGTTATTCGGGTACATCACTACGGACACCTCCCGCAAACCACCGTTGGTGATCTGGAAGTACCCTTCATCGTCTTGATTGCACATGGACCCGTCTTCTTTGACCATGCAGTATTCGTCTGCATAGGCACCAA